GGTTCAGGTTCAGGTTCAGGTTCAGCACCTTTTGCAGGTTCTACCGGCTCAAGAGTATCACCGCGGTCGTCTCCCTCGATAATCTCACTCTCAGTCGCACCGCCAGAACCTGAGAACGCGCTCTCGTCCACTTCTACGGTCGGTAAACTACCGATTGTTACGTCTTGTTGTGCCATTTATTTTTCTCCTCGTGGGGGTTGGTTGTCAGTAAATGATTGGTTAATCTGTCTTTCATAGTTACCGCCAAGTTTTAACATGTCGCTAGCAATCTTCGTCGCTGCGGAACGCTGGCTCACGGACTCGCTGCGTGCAGTGGCTAGCTGTGCAAGTGCCACGCGGGCTTTTAACATATCCGCTGCCATATCACGTTTCGTTTGTAGCTCGGAAAGTCTAATAGCGTGCTCACTGTAGCCGTCAAGACTGTCCGCTTTTGCTGCTTGTAATGCTGCCCGTGCTTTGAGTTCTTCAATCTCGGCTTCGGTCTTCTCAAGCGCTTGTGCTGCCGCTGCGATTTGTTGCTGCATTTGCGCCGCTGCCATCTGTTGTTCTTCCGGTGACAACTCGCCAAAGCCCTGTGCCTTAGCCACCATCTCAGCAATCTCGTAGCGTTTCGGAAGGTTTGAGTGTTGGATAATGATGTGGTCAGGGATAGCCACACCGGCACTGCGCATACTGATCGCTTCGCTGAAAATTGTCTCGTCGACACTATCACGTGACGGCTGCATACCGATAACGATGTCGTACTTACCGAGTGTCAGGTCAGCAGGAACTTGTCCGGTCTCGTCGGGCACATTTACCGAGTGCTCGGTCTGTGGGTGCCCCGCTTGGGAGTAGTCAGTAATAAAGAATGTCCGTGTTTCAGTGAAGAATTTCTGCGCGAGCTCAAGGACTTTACGCGCCAACATCTTACGAGTACTGTTGATATTTTTCACAGGCATTGTCAACTGAGCCTGGCCGGCTTCACGACGTTGTGTGATAGCTACGCCGGACACGTCAGCACGGTCAGTACCCATGATAGACTCGTTGACCCCGGAGATAGTGCGTACTGAACTCACGGCTTTCTGTGAAATGTTATGGATCCCAGGCGGAATCATGTTCGGTGTGATTTTAGCCGGCGCATTGAAACCTTTTTTGTATTCGAGCACGGTACCAGTCTTCGAACCTTGTTCTGCTAACTCGTCAGCGTCCATGTTCACTAATGAGTTTTCTTCGATAATCCACCCGCTGTTAGCTGTGGTGTTAACGATGTGTAGCTCTTGTGAACTGACCTTGTTATATAGTTCTTGTGGGCCGACCAGGTTTGTCACCATACCTAACGGGTTACCGCGCCGGAAATACGGAAAGTACGGAATAATCGTGAACGTGTCGTATAACGACCAGTCGTCGTATAGCACTACGTAACCGGCAGTGATAGTCGTGCGCACAGCACGTTTAGTAATCTCACGTAACGTCACAGTAGGCTGTGTGGACACGAGTAGCGCCAACTTCTCGCGGTCAGCTGCCATCTTCTCGGTTACGTCGCGCACGTCACCAGTCTGTGCATCCACAAACTGCAACACGCGTCGAGTTTTATAGTATTGGCGCTCAACCACGCGCACACGTTTTATATCCTTCTCTGCCAACGTGCCGGTGAATTCGCTCGACATCTGTTCGCCGCCGTAAGTACGTTCGCGCATTTCAAAGCAGTCGGCGTCGGCAGCTAACCCGCCAGAGGCTTGTAGACGGAGTTCGCGGGCTTTTTTCTCGCCGTAGATAGCCTCAAGCTCGTCCATCGTCATCCAGCGGGTGATGAACACCTCAGCCCACGATGACGGGTCCTCGTCTTTCGCTGTTGGGTCAGGGATAACGTCCAGCGGGTCTTCCACTGTCACTTTTATGTCACCGAGAACGTTATCGGTAAAGTCCATACGCACGTCGAAGTATCCGCGGTCCAGGATTAACCCGTCCATGATAACTTTCAACTCCAACTTCTCGAGGTCGTTCTGCTGGGCTACGTACTGATAGACATAGTTCATGTCTTTTGCCGCCTGTTCATTAGCCCCGCGCGCCGGCTTAAATTGCACGTCGGCTTGTGAACGTGCCATCTCACCCATGGCCGCGTTCACCGTTCCCAGGATAAGGTTCATAGTCAGCGCCGGACGACCGGTGCGTTCGAGCGCCTGGCGGTCAGCGTCTGTCCACTGCTCACCGAGATACATGCGGTCGTTACGCTGCGCCCGTTTGATAAAGTTACGGTGTCGTAGGTCACGCGCGTGTACGTAACGCTGCCAGTTGTCCTCTGCTACGGCCCGTAGCGCCGCGTCGTCGATATGTTCTTTATTGTCCGCCATTAGTTGTGCCTCTAAGCTGCCATGTGTGATGTGGATGAGCGTCCGCCGCCACGTAATTGTTTACCCAACCGTTGCCGCCACGATTTTTTTGGCGGCGGTCTTTTCTCTCGTTGTGGGGCGAGCATAAGTATCATCTGACCTATCCATGCGAGCGCGTCCACCTGGTCGTCGTGCTTACCGGACGGGAACGCCAACATCTCATTGGTAAGTTCTTGTACCCATAGTGCGTTTTTCGGGAAGTGAACCCGACCCTGCTGCATGCGTCCTTGCAGTGGTCGTGCCCGAGTCATCTTGTCGTTACCACGGGTTTTGAGTTTAATATAGTTAAACTGCTCTCTGCGCTCGGCTATCTCTTTCTGAATGAACGGCTCGAGTGTCATCTCAATCTGCCCGTGCTCAATACCCTGTAGTGTAGGTTTCCATACACGCTGTAGCTCAAAGAACTTATCGATGAGCTCAGACGCAGACCATCGTCCGTAGTACCGGTCAAGCACCCACCAGTCGAGGTTGTGGTCGATCCCCACAACGAATCCGGCGGTGAAGTCGTTGCTGTCCTTCTTACCAATAGCCAAGTCCCATGCCGCGTATATCTGTAGTGTCTCGATAGGCGGAGCGGTCTCGTACAAACGGAAGTCTTGTTTCTTAAAGTAGTCACCCTCGGCTGACACCGGGTTCTGCTGGTACAGTGCTTCCCAGTCTCGGGGAATAAGTGTCCGTTTAATCTTATTGAGTGCTTTGAGGTCGTATCGCTCCGGATGAAGCGCCTCACCCGCTTTACGGTACGGCTCGTCATGCGTTGCGATAGCCGGGTAGCGGACCACCTCCCAGCGGTCAGCGTCCTCGGGCCACTCGCCAGTCTCGGCGAGCTCCTGTTCAGCCTCGGCCATACAGGACAGTAACCAACCACCAAGGTCAAAATCGTGCCAACGGGTCATAATAACCAGCACACCGCCACCGGGTGCGAGACGTGTATACAGGGTAGAGGAGTACCAGTCCATTATCGATTGACGGGTTATCTCGCTCTCGGCGTCGTTACGGTCTTTTACCGGGTCGTCGATAATGGCGATGTGCGCCCCTCGACCGGTTATCGGACCCTGAACACCGGCAGCGACATATCCGCCGCCTTCAGCAGTGTTCCATCGCTCAGCCGACTGTGAGCTCTCGTCCATGTGCGTGCCGGGGAAGATGTTACGATACCGCTCATCTTGTAGGAGCCCACGCACTTTTCGAGAGAAGTCAATGGCAAGTGCCGCCGAATATGACGCGCCGATGATGTCGTGCCCGGGATTGTGCCCTAGGTGCCATGCCGGAAACGTCTTCGAGGCAATTTCCGACTTACCATGGCGCGGCGGCATGAATAGCATCAGTCGCGGAGACTTCTTATCCGCCACATCACGAGAAAACTGTTCGAGGCGCCGACAAATGTCTGCGTGTACCCAACCGGGCATGTAGTCATCGTTGAAGTACATGACGAACGGTAGCAGGTTACGTCTCGCTGCCTCACGACGGGCGAGTTCTTTCTGTGCTTCCTGCTCACGGTTAAATTCTTCCTCGCGTTCTCGTGCCACACGGTCTTGTTCCGCGAGCAGTCGTCTCTCGCGGTCACGGTCGTCGCGCTCCATCTGCTCGGCAGATTTCTGCGTTTCCGCTGCTACGATACCCTGAGCGCGGTCAGTACGACGGGTACTGAGCGGGTTACCCATCTTACGTGCACACGCTTGGCACACACCGTCAGAGAGTGTTGACGCCTCGACTGTTTTACGACAGCCGGGGCAAATAACCGTTGGTACTGACACGTATTTAGTCATGGGACACCTTATAGTCGCCAGGGTCGAGGTTGTAGGTCATACCGGTCAATTGTTGTAGTTCCTGGTCTGAAAGCATCTCCAGTTGTTTTTTGTTAGTAATCTCGACCTGTTTCTTCTCAGGTGCGGCTAAACCCCACAATTTAACCATGGAGTCCACCGCGCGGATTTCTTCAGTTGCATCTGCCGCGTGTGAGTGTGCGTGGAGGTACATCATGTGTGCGTCAGCACGGGTAAAGGTAATCTCAACCCCGTCGTTGATTGCTTTCTCACGTACTCGCTCACGAAAATAGATGAGCGCGGAGTCCAGCTGTGGTTTCTTGTCGTGTAGCGCATTCAGCTGTTCCATGTTGGTGATGCCAAGCTGCGCCCGCTTTGCAGCGGCTAAGGGGGTAAGCCCCCGTAAGCGATACTGGATATACAGCTCCTCTTTCGGGGTCAGTCGTTCGATGTCTAGAAGCGGGAGTTCATCCCTAATCTCAGGAAGTGATAACATATTAAGTGATATTATAGCTTGACAAGTTATGAAGAAGCAAGTAAGATGACACTACCAATCGGTAATTGCATGACTCTCCACTTTTATTAGCATATTGGTTCCTTAAGTTAGAAGACTGACGTTGGCCCCCTTCGAAAGACGGGGGTCTTTTTTATTCTTGAAACTACTCGCGAGCTCCAAGCACAGCTAAGTTTCTTATACTCAAAAATTATAAAAATTTTTAACGCGCCCCGCACGAGAGAAAGGGGTACCCTGTTCGGTTTTCAGATACAAAAAACCCCTGTCAGGCTTCGGGCGGAACTGACAGGGGTTTTTTGTTGCTAGTCATAGGAGGTTAACTGTGCGAGCGGTATTATAACCTTATGAGTTATAATTATCAAGGGGTAAATGTTAGGGGGTAAATGTTAGGGGGTAAATGTTTCTTTCTATATGGGTGTCACTGTGAAAGCGGGGTGTATGTTCCTTTTCGCTTTTTACTGACAAAAGTCAAAATTCAGGGCTTGAACCTACGGCCAAAAATTATAGCCGGGGGTATAGGCCTATAAAACTAACCATCATAGAGGAGACAAAACTATGACAACCAACCAAGCATTCAAACTACTTACCGATGACCCGCTGTTCGATTCACTCGATAGCAAACAAAGTGTCCACGAAATCGTGAAAGCGTTAGCGCTCGAGGGCGCAGAGTGGGGCTCCATCTACGACGACCACGTGTGCACAGAGGATAACGAGTCCTACTTCGAGTGCGCAGTAGAGGTGGACATGGACAGAATCATCGCCATGGAACGTGGTGAATTTGATTATGACTGGGCTTAACAACAAAGGAGAAAGATTATGAACAACATTCAATTAGCAGTAGCGGTGGCCGTTTATACAATCGTCGCAGCATTAACATTATTGGCGTGTTTCAGTATCTAACAGAGGAGAAAAACCATGAACAAAGTTCAATTAATCGTAGCAATCGCTATGTACTTACCAATCGCGGCCATCACATTGATGGCTTTATTTTTACTCTAACAGAGGAGATAACACATGAAACTGAAAGACATTATCGAAATCGTCGGCGGAGCACTAGTCTTCGCCGCTGCGGTCTGTGTCGGCATCGCGTTTTTGTCGCTTGCTGCATGAGGGGGATCTTATGACGACTGAAATCAAAGGCGTTACAGCTACTGTACCACCAGCAGCCGTAACTGAACATAACAATCAATCTTTAATCAACCAACAATCAACTAAGGAGACTATCATGTCTAACACTACTTTAAAACAAAACGTAACTGTAATCAACCCTTCCGAAGAACTTCTTCGTATTGTTAACGCTCGCGTGGCGTACGTCAAAGAGCACGGCGACGCTAAAGGGTTCTATTCCTTCATCATGCGTCAGTACCGCGAGAGTATCAACAGCACACTGTATCGTGGGGTCTTCCAAAGTAAACAAGAGCGTTTTTGTGACCGCCTACTCGAAGCCTTACCACAAGCACTAAAAGTGGCAGAGGCACTTGAGCTCGCGCTAATGACCCACTGTGCGAGATATGGGGTTCCGTTGGATGGGCTAACCGTAGATTTACCGGTCTATGACCCGTTCCGTGACCCGAAAAAAGATGCACGTCAGTACAAACAGTTCCGTGCTACGGATAACGAGATGGATATTATTGACAAGCTCAGTGACATCGATATGGAGGCGGTAGAAGGGTTCTTTAACTACTGGAAGAAATCTCTCGTCAATGAGAGTTTGCTTGCAGCAATGCCTGCTGACATGGCTGCTTACGCCCGCACACTGGTCGTGGAAGGTGCTGAGGACGCTCCGGCATGGAAGTTAATTGCTGCCATCGTCAAGGAGTGGGGCGAAACCTATCAGAAGACAAACTACGCGTCACCATCTCGTGCGCGCGCAGAGTTCTTGACTAACCAGGCAGCGGGGTACAGTCTGACACCAAGAGCGGGAGAGCGTCGTGATTACAACCCTCAACTCCGTAGCTTCGACTATCAATACTCTACCGGTGAAACTGACCGTGACGACGAATCCAAGGAGTACCTCAACTGGTTCCGCGGTATGGAAGAGCGTTTCAATACCGTCGATACGGTCGTTCGTAGTGAGATGTTCAAAAAGCTCTGGGGTAAAGCGGTGAAACACACTGAGTACGAATACGGTGGTCGCAGTCTGCTGCCAACATTCAAGGTTCGCCCGCAAAGCAAGTCTGAGATGGCTACATTCGAAAGTCTACTTCCTGATTATGAGCACTTTGTGTACGTCAGCGAAGACGGTCAAGTGTATGAGGACTTGCGTAAAGAGTTCGATTCAATTGAGGAGGCTATCAAAGCATTCCCGATTGAATCGCAAGCTGTCACTGCCGCGTACCGCCGCCGCAAAGAGAAACTCCTTGCAGAGGGTACAGAAGCTGACGCTAAACAGTTGGCGAGAGTTGAGACTGTCGCCGTGGATAGCGGTGTCATCGACCTTGACAGCCTGTAATACCTACTAACCAAGACCGGGGTGTAATGCCTCGGTCTTTTTAAATTTTCTCACAATCAAGGGCGCAGACCCTAGCCTACCTCTACGAACCCCTACCCTCAAAATTGCAGTTTATTAATAGTTACCGTTCTCCGTCATCTAGCCCTGCTCCCTGAACACAAACACTGCCCCACGTCAAAGGTCAAAGGTCAAAGGTCAAAGGTCAAAGGTCAAAGGTCAAAGGTCAAAGGTCAAAGGTCAAAGGTAACTGTTTACACGACGTTGTTACGGGCTTGTAGTAAATGTCAATGTTCGCACCAAATCTCCGTTAATCCCGACCATTATCAACCGTCAATGTTCAGATGACACTGATAAAGGTCAATGTTCACATGACACTGACACCGGTCTCCGTTAACCCTGAACACTGTTACGCGTCAAATACCACGCACAGAGCCACGAACACAGGCCAAGTGATACAGACCTACAGCCTAGAACAAAAAATACAGCTATGGTTGATTGGCGAAGAAATNCAAAGGACAAAGGACAAAGGACAAAAAATATACAGTTTATACAGTGGTTCTGGATAAATATACAGTGAAAAAGAGTGTTACCGAGTAAAAAGTGACCTGTTGCCAGAATTTACGAAAATTTGCCAGAATTATTGCCGGAATTGC